CTTATCAGCCAATTCAGTTGCTTTTTCATTGCGTACTTTTTCTTCATCAACCTTAATTTCTTCTATAGTCTTTTTAGTTTTCTTTAATTGCCCATTAACTGCATCCTCAAATACTTTTAAGAAATTATCAGCACTGTACTCGACCTTTTCTGGGAGTTCAGTGTAACGACCTCCAGCGATTTCAATATATTCAGAAGGACGGAAGTACATCATGGTTCTAGTTTCATGGAAATTTGTAGCCTTCTCTTTACCTTTTTTATCTGTGATGTTTTCTTCCAGTTCCTTACCACTCTTATCTAGGACAGATGTTTCGTTGTATAGGCAGCAGATAAGACTTGCTTGTGATTCAAAAACTTTTTTACCTGTACTGCTCATCATTAACTGAACCGAATTATATTTTAGTCCATTATGTAATGTTGTTTCTTTTTCCTTAGTCCAACCGATATAAAATAGCCCGTAACCAGCCTGTTTCAATGTGTCAAATGGTTTTCTAAGTTCCTCATAAAGTGCAGTCCACCCATTTTCTTTTGTGTTATCTGAGATAGCCTGAAGAGATTCGAAAGTTTTACCATACTTTTTATTTCTGTCATTAAGAACCCAAGCAGCACAAGCATCAATGGCTCTATCAGCAGTATCAACACCGATTAGTTTTACAATACGATCATTTTTTGCCTCTTGAACAAGTTCAGGAACAACAGTTTTCTTAAAGTAATCCCACACTTTCCATAAGTCTTTATCTGTACCTTCTTCATGAAGGGGAACGATATTATCTAATTCCCATGTTTCATAACCATCTTCGAACGCCATAAGTAACGCTTCATCTGGAGTAGCATAATGTTGTTCCGTAACTTCTTTCCATAAACGTGTTTTACCTGTTTTATATCCACCAGCTACCAAAGTAATGATTGATTGAAGTTCCACTTTAGGCACATTCTTTTTTACTTTTGATCTAAATCCTGCCATTAAAAACATCTCTCCGTTTCTACACTCTTTTTTAAAATTAAATTTGTATTTGTATATTTACTTTTAGAACGGTAAGTCATCATCAGCAATATCAACACTTGCAAAAGGATCATCGTTTTTCTGTTCAACGGAAATTTCATCTTCAGTTAACAATTCCTTCTTATAAGTACCGCCGATATATTTAATAATTTCTAATCCTTTTTTAGTTCCAGAAGTTACTTGTTCGTATGATGTTGTTTTTTCCCCAACATCTTCAAATGGGTTATCGTCTTCACTTTCTGTCACCTCAACCATTGCGAATTCTGCACGATTGTTATCAATCCCTTCAACCACTAGAAAATCTAAATGATTTAAACGAGCAAAAGCATCTGCAAAAGGTTTCTTACCTTCTTCTGCTTCCTTATAGTAAACGACCAACTCAACATCTTTCGGTACACTTTTTTCTTTACCGTATCCAAGATAAACAGCATTGACTTTTGTATCTTTTGTTTGCTCATCTTGGTATGTACTCTTAATTCCTAATTGCATTTCAAAAGTATTTACTTCAAAGAAATCAGGCGATTTGAAGTCTCTTACATAAGGTATATATTGTTTTTTACCATCATCACCGATTAATTGAATGTCATTGGTAACATTATTTCTTACTGTGATACGATCAGTTTCAACAACAGATTCATTATATTGTACTGGGGTACGCTTTCCTTCTTTATCTCCATCAACTTTGCAAACATATAATGTACCACCTTCAGGATTTAACCAACCCACTCTAACACTTGCTAATCCTGTTTCATCAGCCTTACCCATTCCAAGATAATTTCCTTCTTCAGCAGCGTCATAAGCCTTGAAAGTATCATCCTTTTTCAATCCCTTAATCAAAACTTCGCCATTTTTTAAAGGGTAAACTTGATCAATGAACCGTTTAACTGTTTTAATTTCTTCACCATCATCATTCTTAAAAGTATCAAATTCGTAATGACCTCGAACATCAGCCCACATTCCCTCAACAAGCATCTGACCGATACTTTCTGTTTTATCCCACTCTTGTTGAATGTAATGGTAAGTTTCATCTGGATAAGCAGTTTTGTCTAAACGATCATCCCAATTAACTGAAGCTGATTTTCGGTGCTTTGAACTGTAAACATACGCTAAATCTTTTTCCATTCCAGCAAGTTCTACTTTAAGTTCATTTCGGTAAGCTGTTTCAATATTAAACTGTAAAACCCTGCGATCTTTTTTTGTTTGAGTTTTAGTATTTTGGAAGAATGGAACATCAAACCAATTGTCACTATCTTGTTCTTTTTTCCTTACAGGTTTTACTAGACCAATAAAGCGAAACTCATTTCGAAATTCTTTACCTTCATGTTTTTTGTTAAGTTTAATGTCTGTTCTATTTTTTAATGCCATATGTATAATTTCCTCCTCTTAATGTACAATTCCAAATTCTTTTGATAATTCAACGTATTTATAAGGATCAAATTCCCATCCAGTATAAGCATTTTCGCCTCTATGGTTTGTTAAATGAATAACCCATCCATCTCTAACCAAAATCTCTAAATTTCCATATTGGTAAAGCTTATTACCTTTTGCAGCATCTTCTTCATTTCGTGGAGGTATTTCTTTTGCACACATTATATTTCGTGTCAGCTTTAACCTCGCTTGATCATATGTAATGTTGTTGTTGTGTTTTACTTTCTTTCTGTAATACTTAAAAGCCTTTGGTGATAACTCAACCATTTCCAATTCCATCACTTCCTTTCATTTGGTATACTCTTATTCTATCAACTTAATTAATCTTAGTCAATACATATTATTAAATTAATTATTTTTATTTTCACCTGATAAAAGGATCGTTTTAAGTCATACTTTCATCGAAGTGTGTCGTAACTAATACTTAACTGGATACTCATCTAAAGTGTTATCGATAATCCGTTTAACTTCCTTAATATTCAGCATTAAACGGTTTTCAACGTCTGTGTTATCTATCTTCGTGGAAGTCCAACCGTGAACACCGTTGCTTACAGATAGATACGCTGTCCCTTCTCCATCCTCACTCTTTGAATTAAAAATGATTGCGTTGATTACAACCTCTTTCACATCGTCATAATCAGCTTTGATTTTTTCCAATGTTTCATCGGATAAGCATTTAAGCAATTCGTTCAGGTTTTTAAACTTTTTATATTCCATAATTTCTTCGTCATCGTCAAAATCATTAAAAAAGTGATGTTGAGGATTGAATACAACCTCATACTCAACAGTTCCGTTTAAACTTTCAAGCTTTTTAGTAATAATCATTTTTCCCTCTCCTTTTACGACACAATTTCGGTCAAAGATGGCTATTCAAAAATCACACTCTTGATCTCTGGCAGCATCTTCAATAATCCCATTACAACATCTTTATTATTTAAATCAGCAACCTTCATTAATTCCTTATCCTTCATCAATTCACGTTCAATATTCTTCTCTACAGCTTTATAAAACGTCTTCTCTTCTTTTTCATCCATTGCTAAACGTAAGAATCCTTGTTTCTTTTCAAAGTGTATCTGATCATATGGTAAATCTAAGTTGATTAAAATTGGTTTCGGTAATTTTATGTATACAATGCCATTCTGTGAATCTATATGTTTAATTTCTATGTCTTTCGTATTTAACCCCATGTGATATGTACCATGAACAGTTAATTGAGTTTTTCTTTCTCCTGTCCACCCATCATCAACATATGTATCTTTCTTGTTAATATCCTGTTGCAGTGATACAATTTGTGACTTACTTTTCAACTTACTCATAATTGCTTCTTCACTAATTATGTATTTCGATTCTGTTATTTGTTCATGCTGCTTAATTATTTTGATCGGTTGTACTGGATTTATGAACATTTTTACTGTATTCACTGCTATGTAAATGGCTAGGAGTCCAATTAAAATTTTAAGCAGATACTTCCTGAGTGTCCACTTCAAGACTATCACTCTCCTAGTTTAAGTTATCTTCCTTTAATAACCCTTCAATCATTTCTTGCTGCAATTGAATGTCGTCATTATATAACATTCCAGCGTTGAATCCTGTTTCGAAAGCATATAGCGCATAATTTACAACATCCTCAGATACACCCATTGATAACATTGAATCACGGTAAGCGTTTGTTACCTTTTCGAAATATGTCAACCAGATCACCTCCTTTCAAATAAAAATTGGATTTTATTATGCAAAATATCTCCATTTGTTACATTTTGGGGTATTGTTATATACAGTGCTTTCCCTTTCTTTACACAATTCTCTATCAGGTATAAAAAATTTACAACTGGAACAAGTTTCAGCGTAATTATTTAACCCTTTTAAAAATTCCTCTGCTGTCATCTTTTGATCCATTCAATTCACCTCCTTATAAAAAATTACTTTTATTAAAAGTTTTTCATGATTAAATCTCCATCTTGATCTACAATAGCAACATCATATCCACTATCATAGTAACCTTTTACTGTTTTATGGTCTGTATTATCATCCTTAAAATCTCCAAATCTATCTTTAATCACCTTATAAGTATCACCAAAGACAGTTTGAAAAACATAATGTGCATTTTCCGATATTTTCATTTTAATTTCCTCCTTTTATTTGGTTACTTTATCTTACATATTTATATTAAGTTAATTAATTTTAAAAGTCAATAATTATTTTATCACTTTATTAATAATTAAAGCAGCGATTCCCATAACCACTCCCATTGTTAATGTAACTGTTACAACCCCTGCTCCCATTTCATCCTTAATATCAAACATAAAGTAAATATATTTTTCAATTGCCCAGTATATTGAAATGATTAAAAATGGTGATAACAATATACTTGGTATTAGTTTTTTCATTATGATCCTCCTCTTAAAATAACGTTTTTATT